TTAACAAGGTCAAATAATTTTAGCGCAAGATTTAGCTCAAAATTTTTGTGCTTGTACATGTATGCTTTTTTGCGCTCTGCAATCTCTAAAGAGTCCATGAGTTGCCATTTTAATTTAAAATCTTTAGTAGACATCATAAGAGCTTGCATGTCTTTGATATCTAGTGCATATTCTACCCATTTTTGTGTGGCTTTTATTTTATAGTAGGGCACTACTACTTTAGTATTACTTTTTGATGCGACATATTTGTTTACAAAATTACAGGCTTGCATTGCTGACTCCTTTTTTGTTTACAAGTACCAATTGTAGCACATCTCTATCATTTGGTCAATGAAAATATCCATAAATAATACACAGGATTTCAGCATGCCAAGATTAAGCCTTTACCGCCAAGATAAAACCAGCGATTACAGATTTATGGATCGTACCATACGAGAAATGTACACCGTCGGTGGACTAGATATCCTGGTGCACAAATATCTAGGGCCCAAGACAGGCGGTACTCCAGGTGATGCAACTCAACCGGTGATAGATGTCACCAGCCCCACCTACATTGAAGATTTGTTTCTATTAGAAAATCGCGACAGGGCATACGACCCCGATGTGTATGTTATTCGCGGTGTTTATCGAGCACAAGACATTGATTTTGATTTGACACAATTTGGATTGTTTTTAAACAACGACACTTTGTTTGTGACCTTTCACTACAACACAATGATTGATGTGTTTGGTCGTAAGCTCATAGCCGGAGATGTTCTGGAGGTTCCAAATCTCAAAGATTATCACCCGTTGGATACTTCAACTCCGCAGCCTATTCCCAAATACTATGTTGTACAAGATGGATCATACGCCACTGAAGGATTCAGTCAAACTTGGTTGCCTCATTTGTGGCGTATCAAAGCAACACCAATGGTGGCCAGCCAAGAATACGACAGTATCCTGGGTCAAGCCAATCAACCCAACAACATCTGGGACAATGGTAATTTTTACCCAGCAGGGTCAATTGTTCTAAGTGGCACAGATTATTACCAAGCCGTAGTTGACACTCCCAACGGCACTGAAATTACAAATACCACTTATTGGGCTCCATACACTCCGCCGACCTTGTTGGATACTGTCAGCACTCTTGCCAAGACATTAAACATCAATGACGCTGTACTGGCCCAGGCAGAAGTAGATGTTCCACTTTCAGGGTACGATACTACCAAATTTTATGTTGTTCCAGTCAACAACAATGGGTCAATTGGATCTACTAGAGCAGATACTGCCGACGAGGGATTCCCAACTGCAGATTCTGGGTCATTAGCACAAGGGCAAACTATTACAACACCTGATTCAAACAGTTGGACTGTGGGATACTTGACAGGAGATGGGCTGGCGCCCGATGGGTTCCCAGTTACTCCCGGTGTGTCGTTTCCTCCCAATCCAGCCGAAGGTGACTTTGCGCTGAGACTGGATTATTTTCCAAATCGTTTGTTTAGATTCAATGGATCTCGTTGGTTAAAAATAGAAGACAATGTGAGAACTAATCTTACACCCGGTGCCAGCAATCAAACTCTGCGTAGCGGATTTGTCAACAATACTGGAAATGTTGTCACAACTGATCGTGGTGCAATACCTAGCCGTCAAGGACTCAGCAATATTTTGGACCCAAAGGCAGATAACTAATGCAACAATTTTTTTATGATGCGCAGATACGCAGATTTTTAATTCAATTTACTAGAATTTTTTCAAATTTCCAAGTAGAGTACAGCCGTGATGAAGCAGGTAATCCAACTTATCTAAGAGTTCCTGTGAAATACGGTGACTCGTCTCGCCAGGCGCAAACTGTGTTGCAAAATAATTCGCCAAACACCATGCCGTCAACTCCGGCAATGAGTTTTTATGTGACTTCGCTTGACTATGATCGAATCAGAGTACAAGAGCCGTATCATGTAAGTAGCGTAAATGTTAGACAACGGCAGTGGGATGAAGATTCTGCATCGTATGAAACCACCCAAGGCAATGCATTTACCATTGAACGATTGATGCCAGTTCCGTACACACTGGGCATTAACTTGGACATATGGACCAGCAACACCAATCAAAAATTTCAATTGCTGGAACAAATTTTAACTTTGTTTAATCCAGCTTTGGAAATACAAAGCACAGACAGTTATCTAGATTGGACAAGTTTGAGTGTGGTAGAACTTGATACTGTTACCTGGAGTAATAGATCAATCCCGACTGGCACCGAAGATACCATTGACATTGCCAGCATCAGATTTAAATTGCCAATATGGATCAGCAGTCCGGCCAAAGTTAAAAAACTTGGAGTGGTTGAGCAAATTATAGCTTCTATATTTGACGAAAACGGGTCAACCAATGACGCAATTTCACAGAATGATTTGCTGTTGGGCACTAGAGTTAAAATTACACCGTACTCTTATAAAATTTTATTGTTGGGGAATCAGGTACAACTTATCGCCCCAACTGGAACTGCTGATAAATCCAACGGACTGGCTCCATCAGCTGCCGACGAAGGCAGTAATATTTTTTGGGCACCGTTGTTGAATGAATATGGATCATTTAGATCTGGTATTAGTCAACTTAGAATACACGATTCTCGACTTGAGTCTGAGATTGTAGGTACAGTGGCCAAACATCCAACTGATGATAGATTTTTGTTATTTTCAGTTGATCCTGCTACCCTGCCCAGCAATACTTTGCAACCCATCAGTGCCATCATTGATCCATTGAGGTCTGGTCCAGGACATGGGCTAGATGCACCAGTAACTGGATTACGATATCTATTGCTACACGATATTGGTGCAGATAGCAATCAAGCACCGGCAGAGGCATGGGGCAATATTGTTGCTAGGAAAAATGATATAATCGAATACAACGGCAATCAATGGCAAGTGGTGTTTGCCAGTTCTGAAGTTGATTCGATTGAATATGTTACCAATCTAGTGACCAGTGTGCAGTACACATGGATGAATGAAAACTGGGTCAAGAGTTATCAAGGTGTATACCAGTCCGGCGATTGGAGTATAGTAATTTGAATGCAGTTGGAACTTTATTTTATTCGTCATCTACTGGAAGATATTTGTACCTACTAAGGAACGATAGAAAAAATCCTGAAACATGGGCATTGCCTGGCGGCAAGGTAGAAGCCAATGAAACTTTGCTTGATGCGCTGTACCGAGAATGCATGGAAGAACTCAATCATTGGCCTTGCAATGTAAAACCAATTCCGTTGGAAAAATTCACCAGTGACTCTGGAGACTTTAGTTACCACACATTTTTGATCATAGTTCCTGCAGAATTTGTTCCTAGTCTAAACGAAGAACATTTAGGGTATGCATGGATAAATCAGGATGTATGGCCTAAGCCGTTGCATCCTGGTCTGTGGACTACTATGAATTTAGAAGTTATTCGTCAAAAAATAGAAACACTACAACAGATAACTTAAACGTCACAAGTTGTAATGAATTCGCTGTAGGTCATTGATTTTACATTTGGCAATGCTGTTAGTCCTGGACTAATTAAATTCCAATCGCTTACAATATTCCATTTTACATTTGAGTATGCAGTTACTAAATTAATTAATTGTGCAGTTTCGCTGGTTGTATCGTTTGCAGGATCTTGATCGTAGCCTAGTAAAAATATTTCTTTATTGCCATCAAATGCTGCCAAGTATGCGGCTGCCACTGAATCATCTAGATAAGGGCTGTATGGAAGTAGATAAAAATGATCTGGATATCTTACACAATTTGAGCCTGTTGTATATACAAGATTTTCTTCATCATATTTTAATTCAATGATATCAACTAAAATATTTTGTTCGTTAGTCATGTATGAATCAAGAATCATACGCTTGTAAGTGTCGCCTGAGCCGTATGTTTTTAATTTGTTTGAGCCTAGCAATCCACCATTGTGGTCTTGCAGTTTCCACCATTTAAATACGCTTCTACTTTTTCCGACGCCAATTACAGCGGCTCGGTTAAGTGTTGCATCAGCTGGAGTAGGATTTGCAACCCACTCGCGCTCTTGCTCTTTAATTCCGTTACGGAATGTTGTTTTGATAACAACAAATTCACCTGTGTAGTCTGTTCTGAAGCGTGGTATAATCATAGTATTGTATTTATGGAAATTTGTTTATCTGACTCACTGAGTCCAACTATTTGGTAATTTTTTTACAGTGGTTGGATTTTTTAACTGTTGTATAATGTCCAAGTGTTGTTGAACATGTATATCTTCTGTGTTTGGCCCTTGCCAGAGGTTATTTTTTAGCCATGACACTACATTATCATGCGTGATACTTTCAAAGTCTGCAAATGTGTCACTTAATGTAATTGGTATACTACCTGTGTAAGACGATGAAACTCCATCATCAGTAACTGTAATATTAAAAAATATTTCTGTAACAACATCTGTGTAATCATCCAAAGATGCGGCAACCTCTAAATTTGTTATTTGATAATTTATTGTATGTGCCATATATTAATATCCGTATCTGCTCTTGTCAGCATTAAAATTACTAAGTACCTGAGATGAGGAAAGTTCAATATTGTATACTGTAACTTTTCCAAGAGATCCACCTATAGAACCTAAAGGATAACCACCACCACCTAATGCCCCAACTCCAAAATTACTAGTAGCGGCACTTCCAACAGACCCCGTCGTAGTTAATACAGCTACACCATTTTTGTAAATGTTCATAGCTCCACTAGCACTTATAGTTTCAAACAAATGATACCATACTCCGGCAGTAACTGCAAATCCGCTTGTTTGACCGCCTGTATTTTGTCCTAGATACCAATAAATTTCGCCACCATTTGTTATACCTATATAAGTGTAAGCACCACTTTCTTGTGTGCCCATTAATACATAACCATTTGGTATACTACTGATAGCATTAAATTTTACCCAATATCCATGACTTCTAGGAGCTGCCGGTACTTTGAAATTAGTAGTAATATATTGATTGCTAGCTGAAAAATTAAATATACCGCCGTTACTAGCACTATAGGTAGGACTATTTTGCAATGCTCCTGCATTTCCATTTCCAGATAAATCTCCAACTGTAGATCCCGATCCTGAATAGCAAGAAGAGTTGCCAAAATCATAATATAACAACAAATTTGACGCTAAAAAAGTGCCGCTTGATATTATACTAACCCATCCTGTACCAAGATATCCTTCAATAAAACCACCGTTATCGCTGTTATATCGTATCATTCCATTTGCAACGCTAGATGGGCGTTGCAAAGTATTACCAATTGGAATATTAAATCCTCCAACATTGTCACTTGCATTTATTATGCCACTGGCGGAATTTAAAGTTATATTTCCAGAACCAGTTGAGTTAAAAACATTTGACAATACATTCCCAGCAGACAAATTGCCCGAGTATGAAGTCAGGTATGTGGCAACATTTGCATTGCCGTAACTGCTGCCACCGCCGCCACTAAACTGGGCAAATGTCAAGCCAGTGGTGCCCAATGTAATCGGTGCTTTTGTACTCAGGTACCATTCTGTGTTGGCATAAGTGGTGCCTTCAGACACCATGACCAACATACCAGCTGTGATTTGAGCAGTTTGATTGGCATCATTGGCTCTTGACCAAGTCCCATTACTGCCAGTGCCAACTGAATTTACTACATATATGCCGTTTTGACTAGATGTGCTTTGTCCGTTGACCAACACACGATCGCTGACTGCCAATGCTACACCATCTACTGTGGCTGGAGCACCACCTGACAATGTAACTGTGCTGGTAGCAACAGCTCTACATTCAGATTTGACTGCTTGATCTAATATTTGATATGCACGAGGCCTTGTTAATCCCATAGTAATCCTATTTGATATATTTATAATGAAAATAGGGCCGAAGCCCTATTTTCTTTGAGTCAAGTTAGTTTAGAATCTACCAACTACAACTTCAATAGTTCCAGTGTCACCATCAAAGTTCTCAAGTGCCTTACCAATAATTGTACCACTTCTGGCTTCGTTGTTAGCCATTGCTGTACCGTTACCAGCTGATACCATCAAGTCACCTTTGCGTACTGTGCCAGTTACTTGACATGGTACACGACCTGTCAATGCCACTGCTACAACAAATTCACCTTCTTGAGTTGAATTCATCAAGTAGCTTGGTTGAGTAGAAACAACACCAGCTACGCGAGTATCGTTGCTTGCGTCAGCTATTGTAACTTCAGCATCACCACCAAACACAACCACTGTACCTGGTGCGTAGTCAGCATCTGCCACATAGTTCTCTGCCAAGTCAGCGTACTGTGCTGATGTTGCTTTAGCAAATACTGTGTTGAAGTATGTTGAGCTTGTACCAATGTTACCAACTCCGTTGGCATTACCATTAATAATGCTACCGGCTGTGACTGATCCAGTACCAACTGTTATGTTACCAAATGTACCATTACCTGTTGCAGTTACTTGTCCAGCTGTTGTTAAGTTACCACCGCTTACATTACCTGTTGCAGTTACAACACCAGCTGTTGTTAAGTTACCACCAGTTACATTACCTGTAACTGCCGCAAGTCCACCAACATAAATGTTGCCACCAATGCCAGCTCCGCCTGTTAGTTGTAGTGCACCAGTTGATGTACTTGTACTTACTGTGTTCTTTGTGAATATTGCGGCACCAGCTTTGAATGTACCGTAACTTGTGCCAGTGAACACATTGGCTGTATCAGTACCTTGGTCATACCACTCTAGGTAACCTGTATCGTTTGCACGACCAACGAATGCGGCACTGTCTCCAAGTGCTACAGTATAATAGTGGAACTTGAGACCAATGTCAGCACCATCGTTTGTTGTCAATGGAGTCAAATCGCTTGGTGTGTGCAAGTTGATAATTGGATCTTGAATACTCAATGTACTAGTTGCAATACTTACGCTATTACCACTTACTGTCAAGTTACCACCAACTGTCAAGTTACCAGCAATTGTTGTAGCAACACCTGCGGCACCAATCGTAGTCAATCCAGTCATTGTGGTAATGCTGTTTTGTGTTGCAGTAGCTATTGTACCATAATGAGTACCAATAACATTACCACCTGACACATTACCAGTTGCGACCACAGCGCCAGCAGTGTTCAAATTACC